GTGGCTGATCCTTTGCGTGGCAGGTACCTGGAGGGCTGGATAAAGCGGGCGCTGGCATGATGCTTCTCCTCCCGGCGGTGAAATGGATTCTTATTGGCCTTGGGGTGCTGGCTGGAATAGCGGTTGTGATTGTTGTATTGGCAGTCATGACGCTGGCAAGGGGTGAGCAGTGAGCGGTACGCAGAAAACCATTGTGGTTGTAACCTTGATAGCGGTGGTCATATTGGTCTTCGCCTACTGGGTTCACGGCCACGATCTTGCCACGAAAGCCGATGCCATCTCGCAAGCAGAGAAGCAGGTACGCTCTGAACTTCAGCCACAGATAGACGCTGCCATCAAATCACAGAAGCAGGCTGAGGATGCAGCAGCAAAGGCTAAGGCTGACGGCGAGGCCCAAGTAAAGGCCATACGCTCACAGCAGCAGAAACCGCTGACATCCGACGAAATCAAGGCTCTGATTCAGCAGGCGGTTCCGGGCTTACAGCCGCAGCAGGTATCAACGCCCGCAGGCCCGCAGATTGAATTGCCCGACACTCCAGAAGCCCGCAAGCAGATTCAGGATGCCATCAGCGACTGTCAGGTGTGCTCAGTAGAACGAGCCTCACTCCAGCAGCAGCTTGCCGATAAGCAGACTGCATTAGACAGCGCGGCAACGGTAGTAGCAGGCAAGCAACATGATCTGGACTCACTCCAGAGAGAGAACGAAGCGCTGAAGAAAGCCAGCAAGGGCGGCAACTGGATTCAGAGGCTAGGCAAGGGCGTAGCCGTCATTGGCTGTGCGGCCGGCGGCGGAGCGATTGGGGCGCTGCTGGGCAAGACTAAGGGCGCGGCCATAGGAGCAGGCGGTGTTGCCGCAGTGTGTGAGATTTTCTGAAGGAGAAAGTGAGAGATTCAATGATTCAACACATGCCGAACAAACCGCAGAACATCATTTCCATTGTGGAAGACATATCCAACGCAGTAAGCAATCACTGTTTCCGCACGGCATCAATAGCTAACTCATTGTCCGGGGAGGAGTGCCAAGTAAAGGAAGATCAGCCTGCTCCTGGTGGCGCAGACCTGCGGAGCATGCTCCTGCGGATCGTGGCAGACTTAGAAAGGAATCGAGGTGCAATTACAAGAGCGGAAAGAGCTCTCGGCATCGTCACTACCCCAGAAGTCAATTCCAATCAGTACACCAACAGTCCCAGCTAGCTAGCCTCTGCCGCCAGCTCAGTTGGTTCACTCTGTGCTTCACGCTGAAGGAGGTTCCATGCTCAAGGGAATCGGCATTGGGATTCTAATAGCAACTGCGTCAATTATCGCTGCTGAAATCGCCTTCAAGTACTCGCTGGGCGACAAAGTAGCTGATCTGTTCCGCTCAATTGAGGGCAAAGCAGAGGCCGCTAGGCTAGCAGTCGAGCGAGCAAATGCCAGATTAATAAAGGCCATGAGCAAGCTGAGGGCGGATCTGTGACCTTTTGGCGCGGCGTCTTTTCTGACTCAGGAGAGCCGAGCTTCTCGCGTGTGATCTCCGCGGTGCTGGTGGGATTTTCCTGTGGCTGGGTAACAGCAATTGTCTATAACAGCCACCACCTCCCGGATGCCACACAACTGGGAGCACTTGGAGCTTTTATGGTGCTTTTCTACGCCACCAACAGAGGCACCACAGCATTTGGCAAGCAGCAGCCACCTAACGGACAGCAGTGAGCGCACGTCCCGGAGAGGCAGCGCGTAGAGCCAAACGCGAGGTGCGGGAGCAAGCAGAGCGATATGCTGCCATGATCGAGTACACCTACATGCAGGATGGCGTCCGCTTCACCAAGTTAAAACCAGGAACGAGTTACGGAGCAGAGACTAATCCTGACTGCTACAGGGTAGGATGGGCAGAGCACAAGGGGACGCGGAACATATAGGGGGTAAGACGCAGCATGAGAGCTCTAATTATTAGGACCTGCCTCGCAATTCTGAATAGCGGGTGGGTAAATGGAACGCCATGCAAATACGGCTTCATCGGGAACGTTGATGCTTTCAGCTACGATCACCTGCGCTCAGAGGAAGAGCAGCGTCCGGGCGTGACCGTCAAGCAAATAATTGGCGAGGCTGAGGCTTTCCGCGCAAACTTCTACAGCAAATGGGCTGAGACGCAAACGCTATGAAATGGCTTCTCCTTATTCTGGCCTTCGGTCTATCGGCCCATGCCCAGACCTGCGATTCTTCCCTTTGGAAGCACGTCTACCAGGTAGTGGCTCAGTTTGAAAACCAGGTATGCTTATATCCCCCACGCGGATGCTCAGACGCCAATGCCGCCGGAGCCGGTTACCTGCTCTAAAGATAGGTGCTCACGTAACGATCACAGGAGTTTACGTAGAAGACTCAGAAGCCAACCCGTAAGCAGCGTGAAATGACTGAAGAGCGCAAAGAAAAGAAACTAGGCGGCTGCACCGGGAAAGGCTTTCTCCCCGGAAAGAGCGGTAATCCAGGCGGACGCCCCAGAAGGAAATGGCTCACAGAAGTAACTGAAGAACTCCTAGATGAAAAACTCCAAGACCCGGATTTCCGTGCGCAATACAAAGAACACCTGTGGAATAAGCTGCTTGCAAAGGGCGTCGTTTCTGCGATGACGCTGGATAAAGTCTGGGAGCGCACCGAAGGCAAGGTTTCGCAGCCGGTTGAAATGAACGGAAATATCAACATTTCCACCATTTCGGAGAAAATCGCCAAGGCGCGTGAGCGCAAGAACCGCAATGGGTAGTATGGGGGTGCCGGGAATCTCGGGCGGGGACTTGGTCGACACACAAGATATTGTGGATTGGGACCAGGAAATTGCCGACGATATGGCGGATTTCCAATATGACCCAATGGGATTTGTCCAGTATGCCTATCCATGGGGAGACGGGGAACTTAGGAATCAGTCTGGGCCGCGGGAATGGCAGGGCAAGATACTGTGCGCGATCCGTGACCACATCTCAAACCCGGAGACGAGATATCAGCCCCTATTGATTGCAGTAGCGTCCGGCCATGGAATCGGCAAGACCGCAGAGATCAGCTTTATAGATCACTGGGCAATGAGCTGCTGGACTGACCCAAAGGTCGTCATAACAGCAAATACGGACACGCAGCTCAAGACTAAGACTTCCCCAGAGCTCCAGAAATGGTACCGGCTTGCAATCAACGGGCACTGGTTTGAAGTCAACGCCACATCGGTAAAGCTACGAGATAAAGGCCATGAGAAGACATGGAGAACGGACTTCATCCCGTGGTCAGCAGACAATACTGAAGCGTTTGCAGGCCTGCATAATCAAGGAAGCATCGTTCTCCTTATCTTTGATGAGGCATCGGCCATTGACCCCAAGGTATGGGAAGTGGCAGAAGGCGCAATGACCGATGAAAACACGGTCATTATCTGGATTGCCTTTGGGAACCCCACGCAGCCATCAGGGAGATTCTTTGAGTGCTTCCATAAGCTGAAGCATCGCTGGCTGGCATTTCAGATAGATTCGCGGAAGGTAGAAGGCACGAATAAAGCCCAGCTAAGCAAATGGGTTGAAGACTATGGCGAGGACTCGGATTTTGTTCGTGTGCGCGTCAAGGGAGAGTTTCCCCGTGCTGGTTCGAGTCAATTGATTCCTTCGGATGCAGTGGCGGCCTGCAGGAAGTTCAAAGCGGAAGGCTATCAGCAATTGCCCAAGATCGGCGCATGTGACGTAGCCAGATTTGGAGATGACCAGACGGTAATCGGTGGCCGGCAGGGCAGGAAGGCCTCGATTTTCGGGAAATATCGTGGCCTGGACACGGTTCAAACTGCGCATCGGTGCATGGAATACATTGATTCCGAAGAGCCAGACGCCTTCATCGTAGATGGAGATGGGATTGGAGCCGGCGTAGTAGACACACTCCGGCATCACGGTTATGACCGCAAAACAAAACTCTTTGAGTTTCATGGCGGAGCAGTACCGCAGGACGTTCACGCCTATTTCAATAAGCGGGCGGAGTGCTGGGGGTTGATGGGCGCGGCCATTAAGGCGCTAATGGAGATTCCCGACGATCCTGAGCTGGAAACTGACCTCACCAGTCCGCAATATGGGTTCTCCAGCAAGCAGCAGATACAGCTTGAGCGTAAAGAAGACATGAAGAAGCGCGGCCTTGCCTCTCCTGACTGCGGTGACATGCTTGCCATGACTTTCGCGGAAAAGATCGTGCCTAAACCGAAAGCTCCTCCGAGGCCACAGCCAATATCACACAGGGCCTCGGAATACGGGTGGATGGCCTGATGCCGGTATTTCTTGAAAATCTGCTTAAGAGGGCTGCGGCCAAGAAGGGCTTCAGTGGCCGGCGAGCAGCAAAGTACGTATATGGAGCGATGAACAATATGGGGGCCATGAAGGGCAACCAGGTAACAGCCAAAGGCGAACGCATGGAAGCCAAGCATCAGAAGAAAATCTCAACCGAAAGGCTGCTGAGAGCATGAGCACGATTCACCCGCTGGTTAAAGATGTACCGAAGCCCCTGTCCATGGGATTTACGGACGTTCCAAAGCTTCCTCGTCCCCTTCAAGATCGGGTACTCGTTCGCAGAGAGCCGGAAGCTGAACAGGTGGGATCAATAATCATTCCTGAGGCCCATCGCACAAAGTGTCTTCGCGGAGAGGTGCTGGCAGTCGGTCCGGGGAAACTGATTGACGGCCATTTCCATGCTACGCAGGTACTTCCGGGGCAGACGGTTCTACTCTCGCCGTCCATCAATCGCAACTGGCCGGACATCATTGAAGGTTCTGGCGTGGTGATGATTCAGGAAGCGGACATTTTGGGAGTGTTTGAGTAGTGAAAGAGCCGCTAAGTGAAGCGGAGATATTCAACCCTGAAGGTTACTCCGCCATAACTGCTCTTATTGATTTGGCAGCAAGGCAGGAAGCCAGAGCATTTCGCGATAGTCTTCGCAGGGCTGGCGTGATCCAAAGCTGTAATGCCGACTCCAACATCCACAAAAACTGATCCTAAAGAGTCATTCATGCGTTTGGCGCGTGAGCGATTCAAGCTGGCCCAAGACGCAGAGGCCGCATGGCGCGAGGAGTGTCTCGATGACCATAAGTTTCGCATTGGGGAGCAGTGGATAGATGAGATTAAGAAGCAACGCGGGATCCGCAAACTGCCATGCCTAACCATTAACCGCATCCCTAGAACGATTGCTCAGGTGACCAATGAGCAGCGTCAGCAGCGGCCCGCAGGACAAGTCAATCCAGTAGGAGACGGCGCGGACAAAGAGACAGCAGACATTATCCAAGGGGCCATCAGACACATTGAGGTGCAGTCGGATGCCGATATTGCCAAAGACATGGCCTTCGATGACATGGTTACAGGTGGCATAGGGTGGATACGCCTTGTCAACAAATATGTCAGTGACGATTCAGATGAGCAGGAATTGTATTTTGAGCCAATCGAGAACTGGGCTTCAGTCTATAGCGACCCCTATGAAAGCTATTACCGCCAGGCGCGCTGGCGGTTCATAACTAAAGACTTAGGGGTTGAGGAGTACAAGGAGCAATACCCTGATTCCGAATTGGCGGGGATAAATTCCGAAATGTGGGGCTCAATTGGCGACCGGGCTCCTGGCTGGATACGTTCTGATGGCGTGCGGGTTGCTGAATACTTCTTCATGGAGGAAGTGACCGGCAGTCGCAAGCCCACGTACAGAGTGTTCTGGACAATTATCAATGGAATTGAGGAGCTGGAGGAGCGGACCCAATGGCTTGTAGACGATGAAATTCCTGTTTTCCCGGTCAAGGGCGAAGAGAAGATAGTCGATGGCAAAAAGCACCTTGCTGGGCTAGTCAGGTACTCCAAGGATCCAGCGCGGATGTACAACGTCTGGATTTCAGCCGCCACAACCATGATCGGGATGGCTCCGCGGCCCAAGTTTGTAGCAGCAGCCGGCCAAGTAGAGGACTTCCTGGGAGATTGGGAAAATGCCAATGACCCAGAGAGAATCCTGCTGCGCTACAAGTCAATGGATATATCGGGGCACCTCGTGCCTCCGCCGGCAATGCAGAGCTTTGAGCCTCCGATTCAAGCTCTAGCAGTAATGACAAAGCAGGCCGACAATGATTTTAAGGCGACTACCGGAATCTACGATGCCTCTCTCGGAGAGAAGGGGCCAGACGAGTCAGGCAAGGCTATACTAGCCCGCCAAAAGCAGACTGACATTGCGATCCTGAACTTCTCCGACAACCTATCCCGAACGCTTCTCAAGATTTACCGGCACTGCATTAAGTGGATACAGAAGGGGTACTCGGAACGAAAACTGCTGAGAATCATCAAGCCAGATGGTTCAGTGGACATGGTTCACGTCAATGGTGCAGAGCTTAAACAGGGGGTCAAGAAGGTCTATGACCTGCGGGTAGGTGACTATGATGTCGTGGTAACAGTCGGCCCCAGCTATCAGACCAAGAGACAGGAAGCGGTCGCCACCCAACTGGAACTTGCGAAGTCTTTCCCCGTAGTCGCTCAAGCCGCTCCTGACCTGATGATCCGAAATATGGATATTCCGCAGGCAGATGAGATTGCTGATCGGGTGAAACTCACACTTCCCCCTCCAATTCTGCAATCCCTCGACCAGGATGCTATTCCGCAGTTGCAGTCAAAGCTGGCGCAAGCAAGCCAGCAGATTGAACTCCTGAGCAAGACCAATACCGAATTGCTGCAAAAAGCCCAAGGGCATGAGGCCAAGGCTCAGGCTGATATCCAGATGAAGCAAATGGATATTGCCAGCAAAGAGCGGATCATCAAGATGCAGGAAGTCACGAAGATTGCTGTAGCGCAATTGACCGCGAGCAAGGATGCCAATGAGGCATTCGCGCAGCGCGAGGCCGATCAGTATGGCCTTCTGCACCAGACATCGCATGAGGCAGCGCAGCAGGCCGCTGAGCATGCACATGAAAAGGCAATGGCAACCTTGGAGCACCAGCAAACCATGAAGCAGGCGGAACAGTCCCAGTCTCATGCGCTGGAGCAAGGTGAGCAATCGGGTCAGCAGCAGGCAGAACTGGCGCAAATGGCGGCAGAAAATACAAACGGAGCAGGACAATGAAAAAAATGGCACTCTTCATACTTTTGTTTTCTGGCATCTGCATTGCCCAGCCGTCAACTCAGAAAGTCTCGGCGGTTCTTTCGGCGGCCTGCACCAATGCGACTACCGCCTGTGATAGTACGGCTAACTCTCAGCTCAAATTCGGAGTCGGGGAGTATTCGATTGCCAGCATTACCATCAAAGGCACTTTCACCGGGGCAACCATCTTCTTCGAGTTCTCTGACGATGGCGGTGCGTCATGGTTTCCAACATCTTGCACGCGAAACGATTCTGCTATCCAGGAGCTATCAGAAGCCGTTCCTGACAGTACTAATCGCTCATGGGATTGCGGTACCGCAGGGGCCAGCATGTACCGCGTCAGGCTATCAGCCATCAGCACAGGCGGGCCTACGGTTACGGTAACGCTAAGCTCAGTCCAGATCGAGCCAGCACCTACCGTTGCCAATGCTCTGCCAAATACTCAGTTTGCAGTAGTCAGCAATCCGGCTGCTGGTACCCAAGCTAGCGCCTCTCAGGTGGCTGCAGGAGCGAACCTTAAAAATGTGGCGACAATGGCATGCTTCTCCGCCGGAGCCTCCACGGCTGTGGCTGCGGCGACTCTGGTAACGGTTAATCTACGAGACGGAGCTACAGGAGCAGGCACTATCAAAGCCACATGGGAGATTGAAATACCCGCTGCCGCCGGTCAGTTAGTAGTGCCCTTCTGCGCCAACCTCAATTTTGTTGGATCGGCCAATACTGCCATGACGCTGGAATTCTCGGCAGGAGTCGGGAACCTGGTCGAATCGGTCACACTGCACGGTTACACGACCCCGTAAAGAGTTTGTCTTGCCTAGCGGCGGGCATTGTTCACCGCGCTTCAATCCTTAGGAGAACACAATCCTATGCCAGAAGTAGCTGAAAAGACTCAGCAGCAGCCCACTATGGAAGAGTACGTTGCTTCCAGAAAAGCTACCGCTGGGCAGCAAAGCGCCGCGGCCGCTCTCCCAGAGAAGGCTGAAACTGCTCCCGAATCGGCAGCGGGAACACCGGAGAGCGAATCAGACAAAAAGTCAAAGGGTGGAGGCTTTCAGCGGCGGATTGACAAACTGACCAAGCGCGGCACCGAACTTGAGGAATCCCTCAGGGAGGAGCGCGAGGCTCGGCAACGTCTTGAAGCTAAGCTTGCAGGGCGCGACCCTGCTGAGTTGACTAAGAAACAGCAGTCAACTGAGCTGGGTGCGCGTCCTAAGCCGAAAACCGATGACAAAAACCCTGATGGTACCGCAAAGTACGCGGATTTTGAAGCATATGAAGACGATCTGCTGGCGTGGAATCGCGAGAAGATCAAGGCAGAACTGACCGCAGACAGCAAGAAGGCTGCGGAAGGTGAGCAGATACGCCAACAGGACCAAAAAATCATTGAGAACTTTACCAAGAAGAAGGATGCTGCGATGGAAAAGTATGCCGACTTCGAGGAAGTGGTGCTCGATGAGGATGCGCCAGAAATCAAGCCCGGATCGGTGATCGATGGATTCATTCTGGACCCTGAAAACGAGGGTTTGGAGGTTCTGTACTATCTCCGAAAGAATCCGGATGAGGTCGGGCGCATATCGGCCATGTCGCCTCAGAAACAAATCCGCGAATTAGGGAAAATCGAGGAGAAAATCCTCGAGGACAGCAAGTCTGACAGCTCTCCAGAACCAAAGAAAGCTGCGTTGCCGGCTCCCATAAAGCCGATTTCAACCAGCACTTCCAAGTCAGCCGTGAGCCCGGACAAAATGAGCATGGAAGAGTATGCAAAGTGGAGACGGGCGCCCCGCTGACTCACAGCGGAGAGCATAAGTGGCAAATCAATTTTTAACCATTGGGATGATTACGCGGGAATCCGCAATGGTGCTGGAAAACAGCATCAAGGTGGTACAGCGGATTAACAAGGAATATTCCTCTGAGTTTGCGAAGAACGGCGCCAAGATCGGCAACGTTGTAAACGTTCGCAAACCCCCGCGCTATCAGGGACGCTCCGGACAGGCGCTTCAGCCTGAGGACATCACCGAAACCAGCGTTCCTTTGACGCTCACAACGCAGTTTGGCGTGGACATGCTGTATACCACGTCAGATCTGCTGCTGAATATTGACGACTTCTCGAAGCGCATTATTCAGCCCGCCATCAAGGCCATTGCCAACCGCGTGGACTTTGATGCAACCCTGCTCTATCAGACCGTGTACAACACGATTGGGACTCCTGGCTCCATTCCGAATGCACTGCTGACCTACCTCCAGGTAAATCAGCGCCTGTCGGAAGAGGCCTGCCCTCCTGATGACCGCTGCATCGTCATCACTCCGGCAATGGAAGCAACAATCGTAGATGCCCTGAAAGGTCTGTTCAATTCCCAGCCGAAGCTCAAAGCTCAGTACGAAACAGGCAACATGCAGGACAAGAGCTTAGGGTTTGCTGACTGGTACATGGATCAGAACATCAGGACGCATACGGTTGGGCCTCTGGGCGGCTCCCCGGCAGTCAATGGTGCATCGCAGTCAGGTGCATCGCTGATTACGAATGGGTGGACCGCTGCTGCTGCAAATCGGCTCAAGAAGGGCGATGTCTTCACTATTGGATCGGGGGCAACTGGCGTGTTTGCGGTTAACCCGCAAAACCGTCAATCCACCGGAGCGCTGAGGCAGTTTGTGGTCACTGCTGATACGTCTTCGGACGGTTCCGGGAACCTGACGATCCCTATCTCTCCGGCAATCGTTACGTCCGGGCCTTTCCAGAACGTGTCACAGGCCCCGCCCAATACCGCGACCATTAATGTGTTTGGCGCGGCATCCACCCAAACCCCGCAGGCGCTTGCGTTCCATCCTGACGCTTTCATGATGGCTTCTGCCGATCTTCCGCTCCCGAATGGAGTGGATATGAAAGATCAGCAGAACTACAAGGGCGTCAACATCCGCCTGATCCGGGATTACGACATCAACACGGATCGCGAGCCCACCAGGACCGATACGCTGTACGGTTTGGCCGCTCTCTATCCCGAACTGGCCTGCCGGCTGGCGTCCTAAGGAGGAGGCACAATGGCAATCACCAATACGACTCTTTCTGCGGCGGTAGCTGTTACGGATCAGGTAGTACAGGTGGCTTCGGCCACAGGTATTACTGCTCCAAACTTCCAGAACGGCTCTGGCATCACATGGCTTCGCATCGACCAGGAATTGATGCAGGTCATAGGTGTCAGCGGGACGGTTATTTCCGTTCTCCGCGGCCAACTGGGAACTCCGCAGCAGGCGCATCTCGTAAACACGGCAGTGGTTATCGGACTTGCCTCTGATTTTCCATCTGCCAATGAAATCCTGAATACCGCTGTTATTCCGCAGGTCGCCTTGGGCGGGTTGAACCTTCAGCCCGTTTTTCTTGGCGGCTCGGCGGATGCCATTCCTAACACGGTTTCAGGGAATTACATCGTGAAGACCGCAGGCGTCAATGCTATGACTCTGGCAGCTCCTCCGCTGTCGGCTGATGGCATTGTGGTCAGCGTGTTTTCCGACACAACCAATGCCCACACCATTACAGCAACGTCACTGTTTGCCAATGGCACGGCATTGAAGACTACGGCAACCTTCCCCGCTTTCCGCGGCGCTGGAGTCATACTGAAGGCCAGCAATGGCGTTTGGCATGTGCTCTCCAACGCTTCGGCGGGTCAGGTTGTGTTCACTTAAGACGCTCTGGAGGGGTGGCGGAAGCCGCCCCTCTATTTTGAAAGGAATCTATGCCAAAAGCGGGTCAGAATATGCCTACGGATTACAACTTCAGCGCTGAAAAACTCCGTGAGCCATGGGGCAACATGGCTTACCGGCACAAGTTTGTAGACGGCGAATATGTCAGGGACGACTCTCCCCTCAGTGAGTACCCCAAAGCTAAATATCATCCGGATTACGTTCATGAGCAGAAGGAAGGGACCATCTACGGATTTACCGAATGCGCCCAGATTGTCAACAGCAAAGAGGAAGAAGATCAACTGGGTACAGAATGGAAAGATTCGCCAGCAGCTTTCGGGCACATCACAGCTCCCGATACCAAGGCGGTTGCACTGAAGCGCATAGAGGAGGCGAAGCAGGCCGGACAATGGCGCAAGGGTGCGAATATCCCGAATGAGCAGGTGACCGAAAAGCACCTTGATTTTGCGCGTGAAAATGGGGTGCCGGAACTGGAAACCATGGCTGATTTTTACCGTTTTCTAGCCACACTGACCTCTACCCAGATGAGAGAGTTCATGAAGGAATCCGGGGAGTGGATCAAGGCCAACTCTCCTGAGCCTGTGAAGCGCGGTCCCGGCAGGCCTCCACGGGAAGCGGTGAGCGCGTAACGTGAAATTCAGCGATTTGGCCTCTTCGGCATTGAAAGCAGCCCAGATTATTGCTGCTGGAGACACTCCATCTGCGCAGGATGTAATAGATGCGCAGACCATCTGCAATCAAATGCTGGAGAGCTGGGGGGCGGAGCGCCTTAATGTATTCACTCTGACGCGGACCATCTTCAACCTTCAGGCCTCAAAGCAGACATACTCTCTGGGGGCGGGCGGGGATTTCAATATGGCCCGCCCCGCCAATATCGAATATGTATCGTACATATACAATGCGAATCCATCGTTCCCATTGGAGACGCAGATCAAGATGTACTCCGATGAGGACTGGGCCAGAATCCCCATAAAGAACGTGCAGAATGTATTGCCGGAAGGGGTTTATGACGATGGCTCCTTCCCGTTGCGCAATCTGTCCTATTGGCCGATTCCCAATGATTCAAGCGTGCAAACAGTTATCGGAGCGTGGACAGCGCTCACGCAGTTCACCGATCTAACCACTGATTTCACGTTCCCGCCCGGATACATTGAGGCTATTAAGTACAACCTTGCTGTGAGGATTGCGGCGGAGTGGCCCGGCAATATCAGTCCTACCATTGCAGCTCTCGCTCAGGATGGCATCGCAAGAATCAAGACATTGAATGTTCCGATTGCCAAGCAGAAGATGCCAGCCGAATACTCAGGAGGTCAGGGCGGCCACTATGACTGGCGGATTGACGGCTACCGATGAGTAAATTCGGATTCTGTGGAGGCTCATATACGTCACAGGCAGTCAATGCTGATGCCCAGATGTGCATGAACCTGATGCCGGAAAAAGTCGAAAGCGGGGCAGGCAAAAGCGATTTAATCCTGGTGAATACTCCCGGCAAGAAGCTATTTGCCACTCTTCCCGATACGCCATGCCGGGAGGGTGGACAAGTAGAGATTAATGGCCGCCATTTTGTGGTGTCCGGGGCAACGCTCTATGAAGTATTCAGCGACGGTTCAAACGCAAAGCGTGGGACTGTCGGGAACGATGGTAATCCGGTATCTCTCGCGGCCAGCCTAACGGAATTGATGGTTGCCTCGGCCGGCAATGGGTACTGTATGGAGCTTGCAAGCAACGCCATAACGGGCCCAATTGCGAACATCGCTGGCGTTACGCAGGTAGGCTATTCGGATGGTTTCTTTGTTGCGCTCGTAAATAATGCTTTGATGGTATCGGGCCCCTTGGATGGAACCATATGGGACCCTTCGCAGAAGGCTATTGTCTCGGTATTCCCCGGAAAGATTGTTTCCCTGATTGTGGATCATCGGGAAGTGTGCCTGCTCGGAAATAGGCAGAGCGTATGCTATTACGACTCCGGGAACCAGTTCCCCTACGATGTTGTGCCTCAGGGATTTATGGAAATGGGTTCTGCCGCCCAATTTGCGGCAGCGAAGATCGACAACACCTATTTCTGGATCGGACAGGACGAAAGAGGCGCTGGCATCGCTTGGCGCGCGCAGGGTTATACCCCGGTAAGGATATCCACTCACGCAATTGAAGCTGAGTGGGCAGGATATTCAACGATTGTCGATGCTACAGCCTATGTCTATCAGGATGGTGGCCATACCTTCTATGTTGTCAGATTCCCAACTGCCGACAAGACATGGGTATATGACGTTGCGACCGGCTTTTGGCATCAGAGAGGCTTCTGGAGCGCGGGAGTCTACAAGTCCGATAGAGCATGCTCCCACGCCTACGTATTCGGGAAGCATTTAATCGGTGACCCTCTTTCAGGGAACATTTATCAGATGGCCATGCCAAAGCCAGACGGAGCGGGCGCTTACCTATTTGCCGATGACTTTGGAAACCCTAAGCGATGGCTCAGAAGGTCTCCTTACATCAGTTCAGCAGCAGACTGGCTTTTCTTCAAGAAACTGAGATTCGATATTGAGGTTGGACTTGGGCCGATTCCCGCATTACAGGACGGGAGCGGGAAGAATCGCGATCCTCAGGTCATGCTGCGATGGTCAGACACAAGCACGAAAACCTGGAGCGATGAGCGGGTTATTAATTGCGGCCAAGCGGGAAATTATAAAGTGCGCGTCTTTCAAACCCGCATGGGCAGGGCGGACGGAACTATCGGACGAGTATTTGAACTGTCAGGCTCGGATCCGATTCCATGGAGAATCACGGATGCTGATGTAGAGGCAAGCCCGGACTATCCTCAGACTCAGAGACTGGCGACCAGGCTGAGGCAGCAGGCGTAATGGCCAACAATATACTTCCGCGGCCACTCACGGCTATCAAGGACAGAATTGTCGATCAGGATGGCAAGCCTACTCCGTATTTTCTTCGGATTCTGCAGGATGTAATCACAAGATCAGACAAAGTGCTGACGAACAATGGAGAGGTTCAGGCGCAGGCCAATGTAACAAGTCGCACTGAGCCCCTGAGCACCACGCTGCAACATGTGGACGCCACGGGGAAGCTGAACTCAACCGATTCCATCGCTTCTGATGGCACAGGGAGCCCATTGCAGGGCGGGAAGAATGGGTTTCAGGGGCTTACGAGCTCCGGACAGCTCAAGGGAACATTCAAGAACAATCAGGTAAATGTTTCCGGCGTTCCCACCTCGACTACGGTGCTTTCCAATAATGGAACCACCACGGTCATTACCATTGCGGCATTCTCAGTTCAGTTTGGCGATGGCCTGGTCTCCTACAATGGCGGCAGTGTCGATCCCGGAGTGTTCGGAACATTCTTCATCTACGCCAATGACCCGAGTTTTCAGGGCGGAGCGGTTTCCTATCAGTTCAGCGCGACTCCAGCAGACATTGCATCTGCCAATGGCCTGATTCTGGTAGGAGCAATTACGACCGTGAATGGCAGCGCTGGCACAGGTGGAGGCAGTACAGGTGGATCGACATCTGGAGGATCAGGAGGCAGGGGTTTCCCGCCAATCGGATGATACACACAACGAGAGTTCAGAAGTATGAAGCACACTCAAACGGGCAGGTTACTTTTACCTTGCGGGTGGATAACGACCCCAAGAGTGATTATCCCGTGACGCTGGCAGTTGCCGACGCTGCAAATGAGACGACCAGAAACACAAAGCTGGCAGCCGCAAAAGTGATAGCTGAAAAAATGTATGACGATTCACTGGCGGCGGATAGCGCAGCCCTTGGACTGGCCGGACAGGCTATTTGATGACCGACAGTAAAACCGAACTACTGCTGGAGATTGTCCGCTCGGAAACCGGCTGGGGTGATGTGAGTCTTGACTCCGAACTTGATTCCCTCGGCATTGATTCCCTCGACTTCGTTTCGCTGCTGCACGCGGTGGAAGAGGCCTTCCGCGGAGTGGTATTTGATGCTGCAGATTTCGCCCGCATAGAGACAGTACGCGATATAAGAGACAAGCTCTAAAGTGAGATTCACCTTTCAGGAAGAAAAGTTCGATCCGTTCTTTGCGGAAGCACAGGAGTTGTTCGCTGCGCATTATGCGGAACTGGCCCTAAATCAGGATGTCTTGAAGATGGACCTCGATCCTGCCAGCTACCAGAGATTGGAGGACGCCGGCAGGCTATTCATCCTGACCGTGCGAAGGGACGGGGTATTGATTGGCTACCTCGTTGCTTTCCCGATGCCCCACCATATGCACTACAAGAGTGCCGGGCCTGTATGCCTGACCGATATGTACTACATCATCCCGGAATTTCGCAGGGGAGCAGGAGCCAAACTGTTTGTGGAGTTTGAGCGCAGGATGCGCGAGCGAAAATGCGTTCAGATCATGACCGGCTGCAAGCGCCACCAGAATCATGGCGAGCTATTTACGGCGCTGGGATGGACCAATTCTGACCTTACTTTCGTGAAGGTGTTGAGATGAGCGTAACTGGATCCATCATGGCCGCCGCCGGGCTGGGCGGCTCCATTATCGGCGCGGTAGGCTCCAACTCTGCCGCGAATGCGCAGGCGGATGCCGCAAATCAGGCTGCAAACCTGCAGTTTCAATCATCGCAGAATGCCCTTAACTTTCAGAGGGAGCAGTACCAGAACTCCCTGCAGATGCTCAACCCCTATCTTCAGACTGGGTATGGAGCATTGGGCATGCTGCGCCGAGGATTGGGGATCGGGGGGCCGATGCCGCAGGGCTTCAATATGAATCCATCCGGCGGTGCCAACTTCCCCGGTGGCCTCAGTTTCAATCCCAATCCAGCTCTAATTGATGGCAGTAAATTCCAGAATCCATTGACCATTGATGGATCCAACAGTTTCATGCTGCCGCAATCGGGCACCTTGAGCACCAACGCGCTGCTATCCGGAAATGCTCCTACTTCCAGCACAACGCTCCCGAATGGCGGTTTTGGGGTGGATAGGGCAACTGGTCCGGAAGATTCCGGCATCGGTATGCCGGGAAATAATCCAGGAGGTGACGATCCTTCCGGGCCGCCCACAGGAGTAGACCAGGCAATTACCGGCAAGGATGCGAGTCTGACGGTCCCTGCAGATGGAACGCAGGATAATTCCGGACAGTTGGGATTCGGATCACTGCTAGCGCCCTTTACGGAGCAGTTTCAAGCTCCTACGGATGTAACTGAGCAGAATGATCCCGGCTATCAATTCAGGCTGCAGCAAGGGCAACAGGCAATTCAGAACTCTGCTGCTGCCCGCGGTGGACTATTAAGCGGAGGTACAGCGAAGGCACTTGCTGACTACAACCAAAATGCAGCTTCGGGAGAATATGGGAATGTCTATAACCGGAGATTCAATGAGTTCACCACTCGATATAACCAGTATGTAAACAATCAGACAAATCAGTTCAACAAACTCGCGGCAATATCTGGAATGGGCCAGACTTCAGCAAATAATCTGAGCACGGCTGGCCTTGCCACAGCTGGGCAAGTCGGTAATACGCTGCTTACATCGGCGGGACAGATCGGTCAGGATTTGAACAATGCTGGAGCTGCCAGAGGATCGGGATATGTGGGCATCGCGAACTCTCTGAGTGGAGGCCTGAACAATCTCGGAAGCTTGGCCCTGTTATCTCACATTCTTGGGCAGCAAGGCGGCGGAGGTTTGCCTAACTTGGCCGGCATGGGGCCCGGAGACATAGGATTCTAAAATGGCAAGCATTCCACTACCAGCACTGGGAGTAAAGCAGCCCGAAAATCCACTTGAGCAGGTATCGCAGGCTGTTTCAGTAGCCAATCTGCTTAAACAGCAACAACTGCTCCCCGGACAATTGCAGATGCAGCAGCAGCAGATAAAGAATGCGGCACTTGAGAACCAGCAGCA